CATTGGACCAGTTACCGGATTGCAAACATCGAAGTCACAACCCGGTCGCGCATCACCGTTGGAGCATCACTCCGCCTTGAGCCCGAGCTCCTTGATGACGGGCCACCATTTCTCGGCGTCGGCCTTCACCAATGCGCCGAGCGCTTCCGGCGTCTGCTGTTCGGGCGGGATTACTTCCCCGCCGAGATCGGCGAGCCGGGATCGCACCGCTGGATCGGCCAGCGCCGCCACGGCGGCCGCGTTGAGTTTGGCGATGATGTCCTTTGGCGTGCCCTTGGGCGCGAAAAGCCCGGTCCATGCCGACCAGGAAACCATGGGAAATCCCAGTTCGGCAAAGGTGGGAATATCCGGTGCCGCGGTCAGACGTGTATTGCTTGTCGCAGCGTAGGCTTTGAGACTGCCTGCCCGCACCAGGGGCAGCCCGTCCGGTACATTGAAAGAGATGTCGATCTGGCCTCCCATCAGGTCCTGGAGCACGGCGGGTGTGCCGCGGTAGGGGACGACCGCCAGACGCATTCCGGTTTCCCTCTGAAAGACAGCGGTGACTAGGCGGGGGCCGACCCCGGTGGTTCCAGCCGACACCTTCGGATTGGCCTTCAACCAGGCGATCAGCTCGGTCAAGTCTCTCGCCGGCACAGTCTTTTTCGCATAAAGCAAAAACGATACGTTGGTCAGCGGCAAGATAGGCGCGAAATCGTTCAGGAGGTCATAGTTAAGCGAATAGAAGGCGCCGTTAAGTACATGATTGCCGAGGAATCCAATGTCGATGGTGTAACCATCAGGCTTTGCCCGAGCAGCGCGGCCCGTACCGATGCTGCCATCCGCGCCGCCTATGTTTTGGCGCGTCGGATAGGATTGCGCATCGGCGTTGCGCGAGATGGCCGGGAGCGCGGCGGCACCCACCGCCAAGCGCAAGAATTGACGGCGGGGGTGCTGACCCGAGGGACGAGTTTTCGGGTACGGCCGGTCGCCTACGCGAGGCCGGGAGAGACGTTGCGGCGATGGCGTCGCGGCCGGGCGGAGCGAAGTCTTCATGATGTCCCTCCCCTAAGTTGCTTGCAGCGTAGATTAGCAGCGCGTTGCACGCCCCGCGAGCGTGTTATTGGGTCTCTCCGGTGTTGGTTTTTTGCTTTGCAGGAGTCTCTTGTTGGCCCATCTCAGAAGCTCTCAAGGCCAACTCGCGGGTCCGCTTATCGAGGGTACAGCGGCCATTGCTGGCCATGGAGCCCGGCACTGTGTAGGCTTTTCAGGACAGGCGTCACCGACCTCAATGGCCGCGTCGCGGGTAGGGTCCCAACCGCCGATGTCGAAGATCGTCAGAGCGTATTCGCCCCGCTTCCCAGGATTGAGCTTGGTGCGAACCACGCCGGCCAACAGCTCCACTTTGGCCTGCATCTTGCGCTGGGCCTTGGAGGGCCTTGGGCGATCCGTCGCGTGGCAGGCGCTTCGACTTGGGGCTTCACCATGACGGACACGTCCTACTGGATCGACCGCGGCGGTGACGGCGGTCCGCCATTGCCTTCGCGCACCAACCGGAATGGTCGGCTAAATCTCCTTCAGCCGCCTTCGATCTTGAATTGCTCGAACAGCGCCCGTAGCTCCAAGGGCGGGCCAACCCGGCCATCGGACAAAATTGGAGTTGCGGTATAACCCTCACGATCAACCTGCCAACTCGCGATCGAAGCGCTATCGTCACCCTTCACCCCGCGCTCGCCGCGGTCGCCCTTTGGTCCGGCCGGACCGCTGATGCCGCGCTTGCCGACTCCCGCCAAGAGCGACCAGCCCTCGCCGGGACATGGCCCAGGCCGCGATCGCGTGCTGACGAACGTCGAACCACCCACCATGACCGCATCGAGCTGGTCATACCGCTCCTCGGCCTTGTAGGCGCCGCGGAACGTGATCGTCCTGGTGTCCTTTCCGGCGACGGCGAGGCACGTCCAATCCTTGCCGTCGGCTACAGGCGGGCGCCCGGTGTCCCTCCTGGCCTGCCACATGCATCCAAGATGGACGACGACGTCGCCCTCGTGGGCGATCCCGTCGTCGGACCACGCCCGCACGAGCGGAAGTTTGCCCGACGGCCCCTCGGGGCCGCGATCGCCGGGAGGACCGCGGTCACCGGCGGGGCCCGGCGGCCCGATGATGCTCTCGCCGCGCAATCCGGGATCGCCGACCACCTTGCCTAGTTTTTCAGTAGCACCGCTGGGCCGCAGAGCGACCAAATCGCCGTCGCGGTCGATGAAGAAGGACACGGCCCTATCGCGCAACTCCTTGATGGCAGCCGAAGACTTGGTCCAATCGTCATCGGCGTCGGCCACCACTTTTTCGATGGCCATCTTGGCGCCTTCGATGGTGCCTTCCAAGGTGGCCGCGATCTCGCAGCATTTTCGCTGCACCGCCGCCATCTCCGCCTGCAACACCTCGATGGCGCCGCCGTGAGCGACGTGCAGCGCGTAATTCTGCTCGGCCTTTTGCTCGGCCAGTCGCGCTTCGCGGCGTTCAGGCGTACTCATCCGGCTCTCCTCGCTTCAGTCGATCCATGTACCGCTGCAGCTCCGGCCGCATCGCGACCCCGGTTTGACGCCGCAACTCGTGAACGCGCGCCGCCGCGAATATCTCGCGCACGGCGCGCTCGATCTCGGGCGGCGACGACACGCCTAGCTGCTGGCGAATTTCCGCGATCCTCACGGCTGCGAGGAGCTCCCGCTTGATACGCTCCTTGAGCTGCTCACGATCCATCGCGCACTCCTCCCATCAGATTAAACCAAACAAAAGAAAGCTGAAAAGGTAAATGATCGCGCCCTCACGGGCGCGTGGATTCAGCCGGGCGCATCCGCGCGAGCGATTGTCGATCTGATCAAACGCACCAACTCAACACTTGGCGGATCGCTGTCAAAGGTCGTCTCCGCCCACCATCGTCGGCGCAGCTCCAAACCGATCCGCCACCAGTCGCGGCGGTCAAAGTACAAGGCCCATTGATGGGATTGCTGCCGCTGTTGCTTTCGCCTCATCTTATCGGTCCATTGACGCATCCGAAACAACGCTCACGGCCACCGCCGCTTCCGCCTCAAAACCTCGCGCTGGGCCGCGGCCGCGGCGCGCTGCACGTCACCATCTCCAATGAGGGTACCAGCGAGGTTGTCCGCAACGAGCCGCAAAAACTCGTCGCGCTTGTGCGGCGGGATCGGCTCAGCGAGCTCGCGGACGGCCGCAAGCTGCTCATCAGTCAAGGCGAGCGGGCCCATGTCAGCCGATCCAGCAATCGGCATCGAAACCAGACACCGGCGGCGACTCCAATCCCATCTCGATCGCGCGGCGCATACGCTCGCAGAACTTGGCGTCCATCTCGAGGAGTCGCTCGCGGCTGAAGGCGCCCTCAACATCATCGCCGGGTTCAGGCTTGCTCCAATAGGCCGGAATGACCCCGGTCGGCGGCTGCACCCAGCGCAAAGGAGAGGCCGGCGCCGGTGCAGGCATCGGCGGAGGCGCCGGCCGCCCATGCAGCGAAACCGGCGGAGGCGTGCGCAATTGGGCGTCGCGCGCGACCAGGGCGGCGACCTGCATGCGGCGAAACGACCAGCTATGAGCGCGAACAGGCGGAGCATACGTAGACATTGGCGCCTCCAATCTTCATGGTCAGGGACGCCAAACACAGAAAGACTCGGCCGCGGCAGATGCCGCGGCCATTTTTTATTTCACGGTTGCGCGGACGCGATAGAATGGATGATTCTGCTTGTCCAAAGGATAGCCATCGAGGCCGCAGCCGCGATAGAAGCCGCGCGCCTCGACGTCGCGCTTGAGTGAATTGTGACACTGCACGCACAGTGACTGAAACGGGCCTCGCCAGAATTTCGCGAGATCGCCATGATGCGGCTCGACGTGGTCGCACACTTCGGCAGGCGTGACGATGCCGCGCGACGCCTGACAAAACGCACATAGAGGCCTCTGCGCGAGCTGACGCGCGCGAGTCCTCCGCCAACGCGCAGTATGGTAGAGTTTCTCGAGATCCATACAATGCTCTCCGTCATCCGACCATGCACGACACGTCTACAGCAGGCGTCTTCAAAGGTGCGCAGCCAACTGCCATCGCCAGCGCCACCATACCGTCGATGCGGCCCGTAGACTTCTTCTTGCTGAGCCGACGAACGCTGGCGTCCTTGTTGTTCTCAATGACCGCGTTGCTGGCGTTCATGGCCAATATCGGATGATTTCCGTGGCAGAGCTCGCGCTCGAGGATGATCGACTAGAGCTCGCGCAGCGCGGGCGACATGTCCTTGACGCCTTGGCCGAACTCTATCCACTTGTCCGAAATGTCGCGCTCGCTGAAGCCCACATTGAGCAACCACGGCTTCAAATGCCTGAAATTCCAACGGTCAAATGCTATCTTACGTATGTCAAATTTGTTGAAGACATTATCTCGCAGGTATCTGGCGACGTACTCAACTAACCGAATTACCAGGTGTCAGTTGCAAGAAACCTCGCTCCGCCCAGACGTCATACTGCACGTGATCATGGCGCGAGCGCTCGTGAATACCCTCCCTCGGAAGCCAGAAAGTAGGGGCGACGTGCCATATGCTGTTTATCCTCGATATCACGACCAGCGCCGTCAAATCGGCGGCCTCGGACAAGTCCAGACCGGCGTAGCACTCGCGCCCGGTGAGATCGGCGACCTCGCCGCCGCAGTTTTGCCAGAGCGCCGGCGCCAAGAAGGGATTCACCGCCTCTACGCGCTGATTTAAGGTGAGATTGCGGTAGGCGGCCTCGCGCGCTGGCATGCGCCGTGCGGCCTCGGCCATATCGACGACCTCGTTGACGTTCATGAACTCGTACAGCGCCGGATTCGCCTTTGCAATCGTCTCCAACGCAACGGGTCGTCCGATACAGGCGCAGTATAGAGCTTGCAAACCGTTCGCGGATCGTGACCGGACAACGCGTCGTCGATTAACACGGACAGCAAATCGGCGTCGGTCGGGGCTTGAGTGCTGATGACGATCGAGAGCGGATTCTCCTGCGCGCCGGTCGCCGTCTCGAGTGCCTCATACAACTCGCTGCGCGGGCCGCGAACCTGGCCGAGCTCGTCGTGGATGACCAGCGACGGATCGACGAAAGCCGTCGAAGCATCGGCAGAAAGCGCGCGATACTTCGTGCCGAGGCGCGAGCAGACGAGCTCCTTGGCCGAGTCCCTGACCGTCACGTACTCACGCAGATCAGGAGAGAGCCGCACGATCTTCGCGGCCGTGTGAAAAAGGATTGCCGCTTGCTCGCGCGACATCGCGGTCGAATAAATGGCAGCGTTTGATCTTACCTTAGGACCGACACGATGTGCCAACACGATCAGCGCGCACAGGGTCGTCTTCGCGCATTTGCGACCCATCGAAATAATCACGCGTCGAACAGGACGCGGCGCATCGTAGATCGCGCGTAATATATCGATTTGAAAATCAGCAAGCTTAAACTTCTGCCCAAGCTTGGGACCGTCGGGAACATAGCAATGCGTTTCAAAAAAACGGACTAGATCAGCCGCTCGCGGCTCTGTTTTCCCGACCAGCATCAGGCGCGCCCCGCGCGCTTCTCGTCCGCGAGGGCCTCCAGCGCCGAAAGCGCGTCAGCCGATTGCCAGCCCTCCCACGGCGCAGGCGTGTTCGGCTCAATCCTCCGCTTGTTGGCGGCCGACTCGCCCTGCTGATATCGGCATTGCAGCGCCAGACCGAGCTTGACCGAAAGCGACGACAGCGCCTTGGTCTCCACAGAGTGCATCCGCAGCAGCGCCGCGAGAGCGGTGCGATGCTTGACGACGCCCAACGACTTGTCACGCAGCGCCTCGATCTCGACGGCCAGATGCCGGGCGTACGAGGTGTGGCGACAATAGGCGGCGAGCAGGTCCTCGTTGTCGCCGGCGACCTGCTCGGCCGGGAGCTGATTGACCACGCGAGTCCAGATCGCCGCCTGCTCCGCAGTCAAGTGATCCGGCGGCGCGAGCTTGGAGGTCGCGATCCCAATGGCGGCGGCCGCAACGGCATCGGCGGATGTTCGCGGCATCTTCGATCACCTCAAAAACGAGTCACAGGATCACGCAGGAAGGCCGCCCGTGCGTCTTTTCGGGCGGGAGGCGCCACTCGCCCGAGCCGCAGAACGGATCGATCACCAAGTCACCGGGGTCGGTCAGGGGCTCGGGCTTTTGTAGACGAAATCAAAGGCCGGTTAGCGTGCGCACGAAACCATGCTCGTCTTGTGTCCACTCGCTGATATGCATCTGCAGTGCAGATGCTGCGGCGGACGCCGGCGGGCGCGGTATTTTGGCCGCACATTGATGGCAACGGCGTTTATGCCAGTGCCTGGGGATCGGCTTGCCGCAATCGGAACAGAAGCCTGTGTGCCGACTCGTTGTTGTCATCCCATCCCCTCGGCTGGCTCCACCGTAATCCGTGTCATTATTGGCCGGACCGAGGCGTCGCGCGAACGGTACCCCGGCCCCTAACCACCACCGAGATAAAGGCTCGGCAATGGCTGACTCGATCATGCGCGCGTACGCGTTAACGCGCTCTGAAGACGTCCCTCCCGCCTGTTGCAGCCCGCTACGGCTAATGGCCCAGCGCCATGACCACGCATCTGCTGCTGATCACGCCCGCTGTCCACCGATCCGGCAAGCGTCAGGGCGAATACATTCCAGGCAAGTTCGACCTGAGATCAGGAGGTCTGAAATGACCGCAGGCCGCGCCTTGACCAGCTCCGCCGCAAGCGCAGGAAGTCGATCGTAACGGTTTTCCGCGAACCGGATGTCGAGCCTGATGTTCCGG